GCCCAGAACACTAGTGTCTCTATCGGAAAGCAGAGAGCTGATCCCATGCTTGCAAAGCATGTCGGTCGTACTCGATCGTTTCCAATTTCGATCTCGCGCGAACGATAGCGTGTAACTAGGGAGTAAAACTCTTTTGGAAAGAGTAAGCGACAGAGTTTTAGTCTCACCCTGTCACTCGCATCCTTCAAGTCAATAGTGGCAATGTCCGACCTTTTGCAAAGTCGTCCGTTGTACTCTTGATGATTGAAGTTGATGCTCCTCCTTGTCAAAGGGTTCTCGTGTATGAGAGACTTAAGGACATCCCATAAGCCCTGTTGGGCGAATTGGAACTCCTTAGGCTCAATGCAAATGCTCCGGAGGGACTTAAAGTCCTTGGGGACAATTGCTAGACGAGAAAAAGGATTAGCTGACCCACTGATGGGGGCAGCCCGATCATTAAATCGGTAGAGGAGCGGATTCGTTCCTCGGATCATCCTAAAATCCCATTTTGACAGACCATGTTCCTTCCCGGCTACTGCTCCAGGACCGTGCTTCCCATAGGGGTTTTCGACCCACTGAGCCAGCATTGCCTGAAGCCGTCCATCTTCCATCACTACGCCCTGGATAAGAGCGCGAGCTTTGTTTAGGAGCCATGATGGAGCCGTGATCGTCGGTTCTTCGACAATCCTCTCGCGAAAGGCCTTTTCAGCCTCAGCGAGAGTCATCCTGGAAGGTATGTCAGTTACTTTACTGTAAGCTAGACATACTTGTCGCAGAGCAAAGAAGCAGTAAACCGCTTCCGCACTCTCGACGCCTAAAGGATGACCGGAGTCATCGAACAATGTACGAAAACATCCGTACATGAAGTTCGGTAACTCTGAACGCCAGTGTTTACTGAAGTACGGAGGAGTCACAAAGACTTCCCCCGTTATCAAGCTTGTCTCCATGGCTTTACCCATTTCGGGGAGCGCACGGGTGAGCAGGCTCAAACCTTCAGTCTCTAGCCTCTGTAAGAGGTAACGAGCACTGGTTTTGTAAGAAGTTTTGTTGGAAGGATCATGCACAATGAAGTCCTTAAAAACGGCGGAATAGAAGGCAAGTGCAAGCGATAGGTGAGGTTTGTTCATACAACCCCCTACTTTGCATCTACTCTCCTATGCGTCTGCCCACACCATCAGTGATGAGTAAAGACTTCGTAGTCTCCCATCACAGCGTCGATCCCGACCGCATTTCGCGGTCCACTCGCAAACAAATACTTTTCCACAATCTTCGCATGTCGAATAGTGGTGTCCAATCGGACATCCCAACCGCTAAAAGCGGAAGACTCGATTAAGCGAAGGTAATTGCGGTAGAGCATTGCGCGAGCAACTCGAAGTCTCCGCGCCACTTCCATTCGTACGGAAGCGACTGCGCCGACTCCAGTCATACGATACTTCTCCGAGTCCGCGATCGATAAGGTAGCGTTGACAGTATCATTTAATAACTGTCTAGCTTCCTTAGTGAGATCGGAACGTAGGAGGCGACGTCCTCTCTTCTTGAGAGGAACCGCAATGACTGTCGCGAGACAGACACCATGTATCGTACAAGACGCTATAAGCTGCAAATTACTAAGCAGCTTATCGATGATCTCNATCACTCTCAAACGCGACTCGGGAAAAAGAGCCGCGGCAATCAGAAGTAAAACTACCAACATAATCGTTAGCATTAATTTGCTGGTGATTATTGACAGTAGCTTATCCATGGTGTACCTCCATAAGAAGTGTAGAACGCCCCCACATGGGGTGAACCAGCGGGGGCATTCGCCTCCGTTAGGAGATGTTCAAAGTGGGATTAGAAATCCCCACCGGAGAACACCGCGTTGAGATTCGTGTTCGATGCATTCGCCACATTCAAGGCGGCTGCATTGTTAAGAACACTGATCAGATTCGCGATACGCTTCAACATATCAGAGGATGTACCCCCCGTGAACCCAGACCAGTCTTTAGGAATCGACAGGTCGAGCTTCGCCGTAAAGTTTGTTAACTTATAAGGCGAATATGTTGATTTCTCAGTCTGGGAGACCGAGATGAGGATATGGTCATTGCCACCAGCTGCGTTAGGCGTGAGCTTTCGCTCAACCGACACAGTCAATGGCATTGCCAAACTTCTGCCCGTAACGGCCCATACACTTTTCAAGGCTGAAGTGCTCTGAAGAGCGAAGACGGTCGTTCCGGTGTTCTCGTTGTAGAGAGAGAGAGAGGATGCGGGCATAGTAGACCTTCCTGAATCAGACGTCGCATAGACGTCGGGTTTAGCGCCGTAGTATCTTCTGAACAAGCATCGCGATACCATTAGCGCTTTGAGTAACAGAAAGCCCATGGTAACTCCATAAATCGAACCCAGAAGGCGGCATTCCAGCACTACGCTGGTATACCGAAAACTCTCCATGAGACTTCACCCCATTATTGTTTGGGGGTGACTTCTGGAGAATAGCTCTAACATCATTCGGTAATGAGTACCAATAGTGAGGTACGCAGAACCGATTCAGTATTTCCCCCGTAAAGCCACAATCCACTTTCGTGGAGTAGCCTAAGCGGGAGATGTTCCCAGAGCTCAGGGTTCTGACACTATCTACGAAGTTGGGAAGTGATATTACGTCCTTCACGTTGACAAACCAATCAACGACAAAGGAATAAGGGATCATCTCCCAGATAGTGGATAGGATAGACTCGCCTGTAAGGCCATAAGCGAAGAGCAACTTGTTTAAGCCACTTATCTGACGACTAAGTACGTCAGAGGCGTAGCAAGAAACACTTGCGCGGACAGTAGGTGGATCAAAAACCACCCTAGCCATGGGAATCGATTGTGAAATCGAATCACCACGGTCTAGCTGAGCCTTAAGGTTGGTCCAATCCGTATCAGGAGTTGTTGGAGGAGGAGAACTCAAGGCGACTTGAGAGCTTTTCCCAAATCGTCGCAACGTTGTGCCAGACCACCGTTGGACTTGACCTGCGTACTTTCCTGCCGTAACACTGAAGTTATGGAGGTCGGTATAAGCAGATTTCCATCCATATTGGCCTTCTAGCCAAAGATTAGCGCCACCACGGGCGAGATCCCTTGCTGAAAGGGAACCCGCGAGTTTGCGCCAATCCTTTTTTAACAACCCGAACGGGTTTCGAACCATTCGGATGGTCTCTGGTAACTCTTTGAGAGTAACCCCTAAAAGGGATTTGCTCTCAATGAGGCCTTTGACCAAGTTGGCCAATGAGATGATCAACGGGCGCCAGTCAATGGCGGCAACACCTTGTGCACTTTTTGTCGATAAGACATTAGTGTCAGATGGAGCCAAGAATAGGGGTTTGTCCGTATTATCCACCCAGCACAGGTATTTTTGATTGCCTGTCTGTACGGTGGTTTCGGCTATCCCTAAACTTCCAGCTTCAATCCTACCAGCACGAAGCTTGGTATGGGTACAAGGATTGAATGGTCTTCCGCCTTTGAACGGCGACGCATTGTCGACCATTGTTTCAGAAGAGATCAGATCGTACCTAACTCCAGACGAGGCAGTGAGGAGGTAAGGGCGCTGCGCACCATATATGAAGTAAGGACCGGTCCAATGACCGGAACTCAAAACATATTTGTCCGCGCGCCAATAACCGAACCTATGCCCACCTTCAGGAGAGGGTACGACTCTTGATCTAGTCCTACTCATTGTGTATAACCTCCAAACAAAACAAGGGGCCTGAAAGGGTGGTAATATTACCGGCACTCCATTCG